CTTCACCTGCTGAGTCTCATCAACCGTCGGTTCTCTTTGCTCTACGCAGACCACCAGAATGTGATAGAGTAGTGAGGACCGCTGCAACAATCATCGTCGGCTGCGCGCTGTGCGTGGCCGCGTACAACTTTGGACCCCTGCTCTGTTGGCTGGGGATCCTGTGAAGGAGAGAGACATGTCAGACAAGGCACAACTTCCGGCCATCCGAGAAGGCCAGATCATCCGCGCTGGAGAGCACACCTTCAAGATCCAGCAGGGCAAGGCCCTCGCAGTCCTGGGCGACGAGCACGTCGCCGTCCAGCTCGACCAGGACGGCTACATCACCCGCATCAAGCGCCGGATCCGCCTGGACTACGGCCCCCACATCTACGCCGCCTGCCGTCCTGGCAGTGAGAACGCCGATACCAAGGTCATGCCCTACCAGCCCGGCTACATGCGGCTGGTGGAGGGCATGGGCGGGCAGTTGACCTGTCCCCCGGCCATCAAGGATCCCGTCTCCGGCGAGTATGTCGAGAACCCCCGCGTGGTCTGCTACGATGGGACCAGTATCATCCGCAGCGTCACCGCCACCGCGGTGTGCGTGGTCCCGAACCCGACCACCGGCCAGCTGGTGGCCAGCGTCCAGACCATCACCCAGGACGCCGAGCACATCCTGCGCCAGGCCCTGCTGAAGATCCCGCGGGGCTGGACGGTCATCCCGCTGACCCCGCCCTACGCCATGATCTGCGCCAACTTCAAGGATCCGGCCGTCCGCACGGCGTTCTCCACCTTCCAAGACCAGAGCGCTACCATCCGCCAGCGTGCCTGCACCAAGGCCGAGCGCCTGGCCGGCCGGCTGAAGAGGAAGGGGACGCGGGAGAACCTCGCGCCGGAGTATCTCGGCGCGATCGACGACATCCTCGAGAACTACGACTTCCGCAAGGTCAGCGGAAAGGCGGAGCACCGCCGCCAGCGCATGCAGGCCTACCTCGCCATGATGGAGCAGCAGGGCCGGATGTCGGAAGTCTCGATCCCGAAGCACGTCCAGCAGGAGACGCGGCGCGTCCCCTACAAGCAGCTGTCCGTGCAGCGGCTGGAGGGCGTCTTCGACAGCTTGAAGAACATCGAGCACACCGCCAGGATGAAGCAGAAGCTGCGCCTGGCGCAGGAGGAGCGCGAGCTGCAGGAGGTCCGCAACGAGATCGCCGGCGCCTTCGACGAGAACATCGAGAACAAGCCCCTGAACCGGACGCCGACCTGGGTCGACAAGAAGCGCGAGGGCATCAAGGGCTATTTCAACTTGGTGCGCAACGCGGACACGATCCTCCGCAAGATCGACGGCTGGACCAGCAGGGGCGTGATGGTCCGCTACTTCAAGGAGGACATCGACAGGGCGGGCTCCCGCGCCAAGGAGCTGCGCGACGCTGCGACCGAGGCGATGGACAGTCTGTTCTCCCGCTACGACCGCGCGGAGCGCGACCAGATGACGAAGCGCAGGATGTGGGACGGCTACGACCAGGCGCTGTCGAAGTGGGACATCGTCTCGATCGCCCTCAACATGGGGAACGACGACAACTATCAGCGCCTCACGTCGAGGGACAGCCGCGCCGCCTTCACGAAGGAGCAGGTCGACGCCCTGGTCGACAACCTCGACGAGCGCGACTGGAAGTTCGTGCAGGCTGTCTGGGACTACCTGGACGGCACCTACTGGCCGCTCATCGCGGAGCGCGAGCGCAGGATGACGGGCGTCGCCCCGAAGAAGGTCGAGGCCCGCCCGGTCCAGACCAAGTACGGCGAGTTCCGCGGCGGCTACTACCCGATCGTCTACGACAGCCGCTACAGCAAGAAGGCGCAGGACGACGCCAACGACGACCTGATGCAGCAGATGATGGCCGGCCGCTTCGCCAAGGCGCAGACGCGCAACGGTCACACGAAAGAGCGCGAGGGCGGCGGCGGCGGTCGCACCGTCGAGCTCGGGATGCACGTCTTCTTCGGCCACGTCGACAACGTGATCCACGACCTCGCCTTCGGAGAGCCCGTCAACAACGCCTGGAAGCTCCTCCGCGACCCCCAGGTGCGCGTCCTGTTCGAGGACGCGGGCATGCTCCAGGACCACGCCGCCCTGGAGCTCTGGCTGCAGGACGTCGCAGCGGGCCCCGCTGCCGGCAGCCACGCCATGGCGGGAACGCTGCGGCATCTCAAGAGCGGCTTCACGCTGTCGAAGCTCGCCTTCAACATGTCGACCGTCGCGATCCAGATCACCGGCCTCACGCAGTCGATGGCCACGATCGGCAACGGCTACATGTTCAAGGGCATCTACCACTACCTGACGGCGCGCCGCGGCCGCATCGCCCTGGCGAACGACATCATGGAGCGGTCGACGTTCATGAGGGAGCGGCAGGAGACGTTCCACCGCGACACCTACGACCTCTACAGGGAGGTCCAGCTGAACCCCATGGGCGGCCGCGTCAGCGACTTCCAGAAGGGCATGATCAGCGCCGGCTTCTGGGCCATGCAGAAGGTTCAGTACTACGCCGTCGACGTCCCTACCTGGCTCGGCGCTCATCAGCGCGGGCTCGACGAGGGGATGACCGACAGCCAGGCGGTTCAGTTCGCCGACAGGATGGTTGCCAGGGCGCAGGCGTCGGGCCTCTACGCAGACCGCACCGCGGTCGAGCGGGGAACGATGGGCACCAACTCCCGGCAGAACGAGTTCCTCCGGCTCTTCACGGCGCTGGGCTCGTACATGTTCGCCAAGTACAACGTCGCCGAAGAGGTCGCGGGCCGCACGCGGCAGGACATCATGGATCCCAGCAAGAGCAACTTCTGGGCGATCACCAAGGGGATCACGGACATGCTTCTGCTGTTCACGGTGGAGGCCATTCTCTACAATCTGGTGAAGGGCGCGCTGCCTGGATGGGAGGGCAACGATGACGAAGACGAAGGCTGGGCAGAGTTCCTTGCAGAAGAGACCGCCATGTCGGTCGCGTCCGTCTTCCCCTTCGTCAGAGACGTCTCCTCTGCGGTCCAGGGATACGGCGGCGGCGGCGCCTATGGCGGTATCGCCGAGACCATCGGCAGGGCAACCGGCGCTGCCGGCGACCTGGTTACTGGCGAGGCAACTGTCGGCGATATCCGCAGCGCCAACGATATGCTCGGCCTTATGGCGATCGGCTACCCGTCTACTTTCACGTGGCGGCTGCTCGAGGGAGCAGGGGCCACTGGAGAAGAGCCTTCGCCCGTGGCGATGATAATGGGCCGGTAGATCAGTGCCCCTGTCCGATGATAAGGTGACGCCATGACAGTCGAGACCCAAAGCGCGGGTGAACCCGTTGTGAGATCCGGCCCCTACGACGGGAACGGGGTCTCCGACACGTTCGACTACGATTTCCAGATACAGAGCGAGAGCGAGATCCTCGTCACCCGGCAGAACGCAAGCGGCGACGAGGTCGTCCTCGTTCTGACCACCGACTACACGGTGACCGGCGTCGGCGACGACACGGGCGGTCAGGTCGTCCTCGTGGACCCCGCCAACGACCTGCCGACCGGCGCAAAGCTGGTGCTCCAGTACGACGGCGATTACAACCAGTCTACCGACTATTCGAACCAGGGCGCGATCGCCCTCGGCGATCTCGAGGACGCGCTCGACAAGGTCATGATGCACCTCCGGTCGCTGAAGGAGCAAATTGACCGCAGCATCAAGGCGGCGACGTTCGACGCGGACGGCGTGACCTTCCAGCTCCCGGCGCCCCTGGCGAACGCCGCCGTTGGCTGGAACGCCGCAGCAGACGCGCTCACCAACCTGACGTCGATCGCCTCGTCGACAGTGTCCGGTACCGTCGACGGCGCAGTCATGCGCTACGACGCCACCGGAGGCGGCATCGAGGAGAGTGCTCTCTACGTGAAAGACAATGGGCACGTCGGCGTCGGCACGACAAACCCCTCTGACATCTTCCAGATAAACGACAATGCGCCCACGATGCGCTTCGTGGATCTCGAGAACGGTGTATTCAACGAGTACGCGCTAATCTATTACGACGTCGCCGACGACGGTGCTTTCTATATCGACATCGACCCGGCAAACCAGACTGCGAACAGCAAGCTACGGCTGAAGATAGGCTCCAGCATCCCCTACACGTTCAGCGAGAGCGGGACGTTCAGCATAGACCTGGCCGTGGCGCACCAGGGTGACGGCAACAACCGCCTCCAGTTCGGAACAGGGACGCAGACCTATACCACGAGCGCCGGCAGCACGGCGATCGACCTGAGCGATGACGGGCTCAGGGTCGGGGGTGCCGGCGCACGGGCGACGACCATCAAGGCGGCGGGCACAGTCGGCACCAGCGATACCAAACTCGTGACCGAGGGCCACGTCTACGCCATGACGCCGCGTCCCTTGTTGGCGGAAGTGTCTGTCGACAGCGTTGTTTCGTCCATTCCGTTCACCAGCGTTCTCGATGACACGCTCTACGATGGCTATGAAGTCCACATATTCTCGCTGGCCCTCGAAACTTCCGGCGAGGATTTGCACCTCGAAGTGTCCAACGATAACGGCGCGACATGGGAGACAACGAACTACGAATACATCACTGAAGAGCACACGGTCGGGGCAGCAGAAACCATTACGGAGAGCGCGTCGGACAGCAAATGCATCCTTGCCACTGATCTGAGAGACCCTGCGGGACTTGGGGCTAGTCAGCTGTTTACGGCGACCCTGCTGCTCTACGCAGGCGATGCTTTGAATGACATGTCCTATACGATGCACGGGACGACGAAGAAGGCCGCCGGCGGGCAGGCGCGCGTTCACTCTGCCGGGAACCGCTCCAACAACATCACCGCCTTCCGCCTCCGGTCTTCGAGCGGTGGTATCGAAAGCGGCATCGTTAAGGTCTACGGCATCAGGAAGGCGAACTTCACATGATCTCCCTGTGCCTCGCCCTGTCCCACCACCTGATCGCAGGAGACTGGAACGAGATCCACCCCTGCGTTCGACTGCAGCACGAGCAGTTCATCGCCGGCGCGTTCCTCAACTCCGAGAACAGCGTCTCCGCCTACGCCGGTGTCGAGCTGACGCGCGGCGACTTCTTTCTTGAACTGGGAGCGGCCACCGGCTACAGCGCCTACCCGGTCGTTCCGTTCGGCCGCGCCGGCTACGAGATCAATGACAACGCCCGCGTGTTCGTTGCCCCCGCAATCACTACCGACGGCGACGTGGGCGCCGTGGTGGGCGTAGAGATGAGCATGGATATTTTCCGGTGATGACGACATGGGTCGAACGCGCAGAGAGTTTCACGTTGGCGATATGGGGTGGTCTCGGCGCCGCCGTCGCGGCGGGCCTCGTCTACGTCTTCAGGGCAGTCTTCACGAACCAGGCAAAGGTCAACAAGATCGCTGAGCAGCTCCAAGCCAGGGACGAGCTCCGCACTGCGGAGATGAAGGCCATGCTGACGCAGTTCGAGAGGCTTCACTCCGAGGTGTCGGATCTCCGAAAGGACATCCGCGCGCTCTACCAGTTCGAGATGACAAAGGCCAGGGTCGGCTATCAACCGGAGGAGACACCAGAGGATGAACAGTAGAGCGGCGTTCTACATCGCCAGCCACGAGGGTCTGGTTCCAGCCAGGTACGAAGACATGGTCGGCGTCGACACGTTCGGCATCGGTCACACTGCGGCCGCTGGCGACCCCGTCCCCAAGAAGATGGCGTGGGGCATGCCCGAGGATATCGAGGGCGCCATGCTATACGCCTGGGGTCTGTTCGAAAACGACCTGGCCGCGTACGAGAGCGACGTGAAGAAAGCCTTCGGCCCTGGCCTCGCCCAGCACGAGCTTGCAGGCCTGGTCTCCTGGCACTTCAACACCGGCGGCGCCCATACCTCGAGCGCCGTCAAGAAGTGGCGGCGCGGCGATAAGGAGGCAGCGCTGTCGACGATCCTCTCCTGGAACAAGGTCACGAGGGGTGGCCAGAAGGTTGTCAGTCAGGCGCTGAAGCGGCGGCGCAAGGAGGAGGTCCACCTCATCCGCGACGGCCGCTACCCGGAGAGAACGCTCCCTGTCTACAGGACGAGGGGTAGAGGTGAGGTGATCTGGTCGCCGCCGATATACGTCTTCACCTACGACGACTGGATGAAGTTCCTTGGCTCGCCGGAGACGCGCGCCCTCGACCGAGACTACCCCGGCATCATCGCCGGTGTCGTGACTGCTATCGCCGCGGTGAGCGCGACGCTCGCCGCCTTCTGGGACACAATCGCGGGACGGTTCTGATGGAGAAGAAACCCTGGTACAGGTCGAAGACGATCTGGTTCATGATCGGCACGCTCCTGGTCGCGACGGCCAACGAGCTGGCGCCGATCCTCGACGTCGTCGAGAACGAACAGGTGCGCGATGACCTCCGCACGCTCATCGTCTTCGGCACCTCGATCGGCGGGGTGATCCTCCGCCTGGTCACGGCACAGCCGGTGCGCGTCAAGTGATAGCGACGATCCTCTCCTGGTTCGTCGGCGGCGGCTTCAACAAGCTGGCCGATCGTCTGGGCGACGCCTACGAGACGAAGCTGCGCGCAGAGACCAGCGAGCAGAAGCTCGCCGCCGACATCGACATGCGGAGAATAGAGGCCGCAATCTCCGCAATGGAGGCGGCGAACGCAGACCGCTGGTCGGCGACGTCGCTCGGCCGCTACCTCATCGTGGTGCCCTTCGGCGCCTGGTGGACGGCGATCTTCCTCGACAGCATCTTCGCGTTCGAGTGGGACGTCCTCGCCGTCCCGCCGATCATCATGGAGGCCGCGATGTGGCTCGTCCCGGCGATCGTGGTGGGCGACATAGGCAAGAGTTTCTTCCGTCGACGGCGGGGTTGAGCGGTGTCCCGCGGCGGTGGTATCATGCGCACACAAAGGAGATAGGTCATGGCTAGAGATCAGGCAACGGTATCCTGCGCGGCGGGCGACTGGACGCAGCTCACCAACGCTGACGCCACGTCGATCACGTTTCAAGTGCTGCGCGGAGGCCCGGTGTTCATCCGGTACACCGCCGATGCGACCAAGCCCACCGAGGCGGATGGCATCCTCTACCAGGTCACCGACGGCGAGAAGACCGAGACGATCTCGGATCTCATCTCGTTGTCGGGCGCGGACCGCGTATGGGCCAAGCCCGCAGGCAGCGGCGGCGCTGTGGATGTGTACGTGGACCACGCCTGATGCGTAGCGCCCTCCGCTCGCCCCTCGCCGGCATCCCCTCGCCGTTCCCGCGCAGGGGCAGTGCAGCCAACCCCTTCGCCGCCTACGCAGCCGGTGGCTTCACGCCCAAGCTCGTCGCGGATTACTCCACCGATACCTTCGCGACGGAGGGGGCGGCGACGGACTTCGACACGCAGCAGACGTTCGCGCGGGCTTCGACAGCGACATACTTCGATAGCTCCGGTGTGCTTCAGACAGCTACAACCGGCACCGCTCGCAACGATGCCTACATCTACGAGAGCGCGACGAATGTCGGGCCGTTCATGCTCGTGGAACCGGCGGCGACGAACCTGATAACGGAGAGCGATGACTTTTCGACTACGTGGACCGCCAACAGCGCCACCCTGACCGCTGACGACGCCACGGGACCGGACGGCACAACGTCCATGACGCTGCTCAACGACGACAGCGCCACGGGCACGGGCGAGGTGTATGTTGACTATGGCGTGACGGTTTCGACCTCCACCGCCTACACCTTCTCCATCTTCGTAACGGCTGACCAGCTTTCATGGGTGGCGCTCGGCACCGAGAACTTCACCACGCCTGCAAACGGGGAGACATTCTTCAACCTCTCTACCGGCGCGGTCGGCACCACGGCAACAGGCCACACGGCGCATGTGGAGGATGTCGGCGGCGGCATCTACCGGGTGGGCATAACCTTCACGACGGACGGCACCGACACGGCGGGCAACGTGCGGGTGTATCTGGCCGACGCGGATACGGACATCACCGTGGATCTCGACGGCACCAGCAGCGTGCATATCTACGGGGCGCAAGTTGAGGCGGGGTCTGTGCCGACGAGCCTTATCCCCACCAACGGCGCGACCGTCACACGCGCAGCGGACGCCCTGTCCATCGCGGCGGCGAACCTGCCGTATGACGCGACGAATATGAGCATCGCGATGAAGGGGCGGATGACTTATGCGGATGATGGCGGGAGCGAAACGCTATTTAATTGGGGCAGCACAAACGCTGATCGTCTGACAGCCAACGTTCTCACAGCGGGCGGCGCAAGCGGCAGATTGAGCTTCATTCAAAATACGGACGGCGCTGCGAATGCGGATGCAACTGAAGTTGGAAACAGCCTCAGTCCCGGTATAAATCAGGCATTCAACATCGCGACCCGAAGCACGACCTCGGCTTGCAACCTTGCGATAAGCGGGACGGCAATCACTGCCGGGTCTCCGGGGGGTATTCCCGACTTGTCTGCCGAAAACTTCTTGCTTGGAAACAATATAAGTAACTTACAAAGTCTGTTGTTCATCGAACAACTCCTAATCTGGGACAACGACCTCGGAGACACCGGCATCGAAGAGGCGAGCGCATGATCTGGCTGATCCTCTTCGTCGTCGCCTCGCAGATCGCGGACGCCTACACGACCCACCGGCTCCTCGAGCGCGGCGGTGTGGAGCGTAATCCGTTCATGGCACCTCTGGTCGAGCGGCTCGGCGTCCTGCCCCTGGCGGTCATCAAGTGCTTCATCGGGGTCGCGCTGGTCTACTATAGCTGGCCGCTTCTGTGGCCGGGCATCGCCGCTGGGGTGTTGTTCTTTGGGGTGGCCCTCAACAACGCGAGGCTGATGCGATGAGCATTGAATTGATCGTCCACGCCGGAACCAAGTTCGCGCTGCACCAGTGGCTCGACGCGCGGGGCCTCGGCGTGAACGTGCAGGACACTGACCCGGAAAGCCCGACCTTCGGGGAGTATAGCTACACGCACCTCGTGGGGCAATTCCACTACTGGAACCACCCTTCCGGCGTCGTGCCGAAGTCAGCGGACAACACCGACCCCGAGAACCCGGTGGTGACAAACTACGCGGGCTTCTACGCGCGCCTGTCCTTCGAGGACCAAATCCCCAATGCGCTCCAGACGTGGGTGTCCTCCAACACGGCCACGTCGATCCTCGACGGGGTCGAGGGCGTGGGCGGCGAGGGCATCACCATAGTCAACCCCGAAGACCTCAGGGTCGCTGTAGAGGCCGGTGGAGGCGCGTTGTGGGGCGGGCTGCTTGGCGTCGGCAACCAGTGGTCCGACCCCGCCCTGTGGGCCTTCCAGAACACCATGACGGGCGACCAGCGGGACTTCGGCGGGGTGACATACGAAAGCCTCATCGACTTCAACGTCTGGTCGCCGTCGCAGTATCCGCAAGGCTGGGCCGAAGTGGTTGCGCAGACCGACGAATGGGCAGCGGGCACGACCTATGCCGTGGACGACGAGGTAACCTACGAGGGCACGCTCTACCGTTGCCTTCAGGGACACACGGCTATCGTGTCGTGGGAACCGCCCAACGTGCCGGCACTGTGGGGCGCGGTATGATCGAGCTAACCTTCGCCCTCATCGGGCGCCTCGCGGACGGCTGGACAACCCACAAAGGCCTCTCGCGCGGCTACAGGGAGCTTAACCCCTTCGCACGCCTCCTCATGCAGCGCATCGGCTACCTGCCGTGGTGGCTGCTCACAGTGGCTTTGACGATATACGGCACGCTCAACTGGCCGTGGATGGGGTGGGTCATCGGCGTCGGCTCGTTCGTGGTCGCGGCGTTGAATTGGCGGCTGTTGCGTCGGTAGACACTTATCCACAGCCATGGTACCGTAAGTCGTCAACCAAGGAGAAAGATCATGGACTTCCAGAAGATCAAGGAGTGGTTGCGCGACAACATCGTGACAGTGCTCGCCTACCTCGCCGGCATCGTGGCAGTCGTCTTCGTCGCGCAGGCCGCCTTTGGCCAGACGAGCGACGACGAGACGAGAGAGTATCGCTACTTCGAAACGGCCATCCACAAAGAGGACCTCGCCTGTTACCCCGGCGAGGACTACGCCTTTAACCTGCGAGCCTTCGGATCTGAGTTCGACATGCAGCTAGTGGAGAGCGGCGGACCCTTCGACTGGCACGACGGCCGCAACTTCATCACCCACCACGAGTTCCATGACGGCGCGTCTATCTTCGAGACGGATCGCATCTTCGTCGTGGGTGTGGACGTAGAGACCAGCGAGCTCTGCATCATGATGACGGGCGTAAGGAATAGCTTCTGATGCCGACAGGCCAGGAGTACTACGACGAGTGGATCGAGGAAGGCGCCGGCTACGGCGCCTTTTCTCGGATCGCCCGCAGGCACAATGTCAACGAGAGCTGTGTTCGGAAGGCGGTACGCCTGGTCGAGCTGAAGCGGAACGTCGACCCCGCGGTGCAGCAAGGGATGACCGCCACAGGTCTCCAGGATCTGGTCCCCCACGGGGGCTGGGTGAAGAGCCACGAGAAGGACGAGAACGGACGGACCTACAGCTGGTACGTCAAGCCTCGCCAGGACCAAGAGGAGACAGAGGACAAGGTCGCGGCGATCGAGGAGCGGTTCCGCAACATCCCCGGCGTGAGGTTCGAGGTGCCGGCGCTGCCGGAGGGTCGCGTGAAGCGCGCCTTCATCTCGATCAACGACCTCCACGCCGGAGCGCTCGCGTGGGGCCAGGAGACGGGCTTCGGTGACTGGGATCTCGACATCGCTCTCGACCGTCTTCGCACCTGGGTGGCGCGTCTGCTCGCCCTGGTGAAGGCGGAGGGGGTCAGCGAGATCATCCTCTACTACAACGGCGACACGCTGCACTCGAACGGCAACGCGCCGATGACTGCCACCCAGGGGACGTCGCACATCCTCGACGTCGACACCAGGCACTTCAAAGCCGTCGACAGGACGGCCGAGGCGATCATCCACACGGCCGACATGGCGGCGCAGATCGCCGACGTTCGCCTGGTGATCAAGCGAGGCAACCACGACGAGGACAGTCACCTGGGCCTGGTCCAGGGGGCGAAGTGGCGCTACGTCGACCAGAAGAACGTCACCGTCGAGATGGATCCGTCACCCTACTGGGCCTATCCCTTCGGCAAGGTTCTCCTGTTCGGCCACCACGGCGACAAGATCAAGCCGGAGACCCTCATCCTGTCGATGATGCAGCAGCACCGCAAGCTCTTCGCGGTGGCTGAACATGTCGTGATGTGGACCGGAGACAAGCACCACCGGAAGGTGGAGCAGTTCCCGGGTGTGACCTGGGAGCAGGCGTCCTGCTGGACAGAGGCCGATCTCTACGGCTCGAAGTGGGGCAACAACGCCATGGCGCAGGCCGTGGTGTACGATGAAGAGCAGGGCGAGGTTGCCAGGTTCACTGTAAAGGAGGTGCTCAATGCCAAAGGGTAAAGGCTACGGCAAGGGCGGCAAGAAGAAGTAGGCCGCCTCTTATCGCCGACAGTAAAAGGGCCCCGGGATCTCTCCCGGGGCCCTCTCTTTTGCGCTGCGCGATAAGCTGTCAGCCTTCTCCGTCGTCACCCAGAGCGTTGACCCAACCGTCTTCCGCCCCCGCAGGCGGGATCTCAGACAGCTTAACCCAGCCGCCGTCTTTCTTCTGCGGCCCGCGGGGATCCTGCATGTCGTTCTCGAAGATCGACATCGCCGTTCTGTAGGCATCTACCGCGAACTGGCGATCCTCCTTGGCAGTGCCACGGAGCTCCGCGCCGATCAACATACCCGTGCAGCAGCGCATGTGCCAGGTGTGGGGCAGGCCGCTCTCTGGGTCGCGTTCCTCGCCAACCATGTAGGCGGCGGCATGGCGTAGCAGCGCTGCCACGATGCGCCCCTTGCGCATGCCCTTTGCCCAGTTCCAGTCGTCGTACTTGACGGCGCCGTAGGTGTAGACGGCGGCCTCGGCGATGTTCGCTTCCTGGGGGATCAGATCGAGCCGGACCTTTCCTGCGTCGAGCTTCACCCCTCCCTTCTCCATGTCGTAATTGTCTCCAGCCATCTTCAATATCTCCTCGTTCTGTGTGAAGTAAGGTCCTGCGTTCCAGGGGTCAGTCATGCCGTCCCCACGAAGTCGCTCGTCACCTTGTGGTAGCCGTCGCAGAGGCGCTGCAGCTCCGCCAGGAAGCCGTTCGTGATGAAACTCCATGTCGATCTCGGGCAGGAAGGCCCAGCGGTCGAGCACCTGAGGGAAGGCGTAGGTCACCTCGTGCGCCAGCGCCAGGTTGTCGATGCGCTTCACTACCGAGCGGAGGGGGTGGTCGCCTTGCGCCATCTCCCCCGGCAGCCCCAGGCTCTCGAGGATGGCGGCGTCGAGGCGCTCCTCGATGCCCTCGATCAGCCCCGGCGCGTGCCGCCCTACGAGCTTCTTCAGCGGCCGCGCGATGTCGCCCGTGTAGGCTTCGTGGGCGTCGTGAAGCATGATCAGGAGGCGCACGTCCATGCGGTCGATCTCAGCCTCCTCCGCCAGCTCGTGGCAGAGCGCGAGGTGCTGCAGCACCGTGACCGGACGCTCGGACAAGTCGGTGTAGCGACCCTTGCGCGCCAGACTGACCGCCAGCTCCGTGAGGTGAATGTCGTTCGGCTTGGGGTTCATCAGGTCGAGCTCTACCGTCATGGTCGAGACGATAGGGTCGGGCTCGTGGATGCTGTTCATCGGACGCTCCCCCTCACCTTGAAGACCATCGGGTCGACAACGAGCTCGACCCTGTTGGTGCCGACGATTTGCGCGATCTCGATCCCGCCGGGCGGGCCGAAGTTGATCTTCATCGGCTGGAGATCTCCTCCGATCTTGATGAGGCTGCCGTACTTCGCCCGGTTCTGGTCGACCTCACGGAAGACCATCCTCGCGACGTCCGCGCTCATCAGGATGTAGCCAGGGTACTGACCGTGCTCCATCAAGAAGCCCTGGACTGCCGATCGCAGCAGCTCCACGTTCCCCTGGGTCAGGTTTATGTTGGACATCTCTCTCTCCTCAGTCTTCGATAGCCTTAGAGTACCACACGTGATCTGTGATGTCAGCACCTAAAGGAAGGCCCTTCATCCACGGCGCCCTGCTCAGCATGCAGCCTTCGAGGACTGTCTTGCCGAGCTCGATGCCCGCCTCCGTATCGTCGACCTGGGTGACGATCTCGTCGTGGGTGTGCGCCACGATCTCGACGGACGCGCTGTAGCCGTTCTCGATCGTCACCAACGCGCGCCGGAGGACCGATGCGCAGATCGCCTGGGTCGCGTTCTCGACGAGGATCCCGCGCCATAGGAACTTGATGCCGTCCTCTCCGTCGAAGGAGAGCTTGCTCTTCTTCTCGAGGACGACGGTCGGATCGAAGGGGTCGTAGGTGATGTCGACCCTCTCGCGCACGTCACGATACATCAGCGGCCTGCCGTCGGGCAGGTAGGCTATGACCCACACCTCACCGTTCATGTCGATCGCCTGGTAGGTGACCTTCCCCGCGGCAAACATTGTCCCAGGATCGCGGACCGCGGACAGGAAGGCGTTCCAGCACTCGTCGCCGAAGTCGACGGCCCACCGGTTCGCCGCGCGCCAGCGATCGACGATGTCCTTCGCCTCGCTCGCGTCGAAGGCCATACCGTAGTTGGCGGCCATCGACTGCAGCGCCCCAACACCGCCCAGGAAACCCAGCGCCAGCTCTGCGATCTTGCCCTTCTGCCGGAGGTCCTTGACGTCGTCTTCCTTCTTGCGCGGCGCCATCTCGTAGGGGTCACCTCCGTACATGCCGGCGGCGGCGTGGAGATAGACGTCGGGTTCTGCGGGGTCGGCGTCGATCTTGCGGAACAGGTCGAGCCTGTGCTCCGCGTTGGCGAGCCAGGGGAGACCCCTCGCCTCGATGTTTGACCAGTCGCCCCACACCAGGCGCTTGCCCTGCTCCGCGCAGATGGTGGGGCGGATGAGCCTGGACAAGGCCTTGCCGGGGTTGCCGAACTCCTTCTCGAACCGCGCCAGGTCTACACCCTCTACCCCGGAGGAAACCAAGTAGGCGCAAGCGTCCTCCTCGGCGTCGATGTCGCCGACCGTGGAGCGGGTCATGTTGTGGACCTGGACGCCGCGCGAGCTGTAGCGCCCTGTCTGCGTCGCACCGGAGAAGACGTACTGGTTCGGGACGCGGTTGCTCACAGCCATATCCAGCATCTTCTGGAACTTCATCGGCGCGGCGGAGGCGCCCCACTCGCGCTCCTCGAGGAGCTCCAGCGCCTGGAACTCCCCGTCGGTGAGGCCTTGCCTCTTGTCGAGCGTCGTGAGCGCGGCGATCATCTTCGTGATCCGGGGGCGATCCATCTTCAGGACACGCTCGACCTCGCCGTCTTCCTTCTCCCGCTCGGCCTCGACCATGTGCTCGAAGACAAAGGGGTTGTCCTTCACCCGGTCCCACACCCAGGCGCGCTGCTTGACGTACTGCTTGATGCTATACATCTCGCCCTCGGTGATGCGGTCGACAACCTCACCCAGGCGCTCGATGTAGGCCTTCGCCAGGCGCGCGCCGCCGGCGGCCATCGCCCTGTCGATGGGGAGACCGCGGTCGTTGATCTTCTCGCTGACCCAGAACTCCTCCCGTTCGGACTGCGGCGTCTCGCCGTTCGGTGAACAGAACTTCCTGATCAACTTCTTGCCGGCCGAGACTTTGCCTCCGAGGCTGCACGACTTGGCGGCGCGGTCGAGGCCCAGGGGGAGGTTGTTGTAGGCGGCGTGCGCCATCATGTCGAGCCATCCCTCGATCCCCGCCTGGAAGTAGCGGTCGAGGATCGCGCGGTCGAAGCCGGAGTTCCAGGCGGCGAAGTAGCCGTCCCACTTACGCAGCTCCATCGGCAGGGCGTCGACCGTCGGCGGCCGGGTGACGTCCGGCGCCTCCCACCGGAGGACCTCACCGTCCAGGCCGTAGGCCCAGGTGATGACGATCGGCCAGGCGTGGCTCGCGTAGCGGCGGGTCGATGTCTTGGTGACGTCGTCGGCGATGCCATCCACCTCTTCCGACCGCGTCTCGCAGTCGATGAAGCAGACGTCATCCCAGGGGATGGTGTCTGTGACGTCGTGCATGGGGCTCTCCTCGGATCTCGGTCTGATCCGGGGGCGGGATCACCCCGCCCCCGGTCGCGCGCCTTAGCGGCGCCGGCGGCGACGGACGGGCGGTTCGTCCGCCTCTTCTTCCGTCTCCGCCTTCTCCTCGGCCGGTTGCTCCGGCTCTTCTTCATCGGCGGGCGGCAGGGCCTCCTGCCCCTCGGGGTTGCCCTCCATGTCCGCCCAGCCGACGATCGTCAGGTCTGGCGTATCGATCCAGCGGTTGTTGAAGTCGCCGTGCTCGTAGCCACTGGCGTTGAGCTCGACGATGGGGCAGAAGTAGATCAGCCCCTCCGCGACCCGCGCGAGCACTTCATCGATCACCGGCTCCATGGCTTTGTTGCCGCCGTAGGAGCTGGTCCCGTAGATGAACTCGAGCTTGTCGCCCTGGAGCGCCCGGCCCTCGATCTCGCGAGTGAACTTCCACTCGCAGCCCTGGGGCGCCTTCTCGAGCTCACTGACGTCGACCATTCCGGCGGTGACCGGGAGCATGATCTCGTCCAGTGCCTTGAAAGGCTTGGCCTGGATCAGCGTGTAGCCGGTCTTGTAGGTCATCGGGTTGAAGAGCACGCGCTCGCCGTTCACCTCGTCGCCGCCCTTGCCGATCCTCCAGACCCCTTCCTTGAAGCTGAGGTAACGCTTGCCGCCCACCGACGGGGCGCTCTGCTGCGCGCGCTTCAGTCCGGTGGCCAGGGCCGCCAGCCCGCTGGTCGTCTGCACTTCATTCGTCATCTTCTCTTTCCTTCTTCGCTCTGTTCATTCGCTTTTCGCGACCATCGCCTGAAGCCTCTCCCCGAGGGCCCTGGCAGTTCCTGTTGCGGTGGCCTTCTCGGGCCGGGGATCACCGTCTCGTGTCAGCGTGAAGCCCGAGCTGGGCTTCGCCTCCACGATATCGTCGGGCAGCTCCTTGCCCAATTTCTTGAGCAGCTTCTCCGCCTGCGGCGGGGTCACCACGGTTTTCTTGTAGTAGTCGTCGGCCTTCAGACCGCGAGACCGCAGGCGGCTCACGATCTTGGCGTCGTCTGCCGTCCATACCCGGCCGGAGGACTTCTTGGCAACGAGCTTCCAGCCGTCGACAGGGAGCCCTTCCTCGAGCCGCTCCTGGGTGATGCCGGCGATGTGCTTCGCCCAGCTCTCCGCCATCTCGGCGAGCTCCATCGCCTCGGAGAGGAAAGTATCCATGCAGAGCGGCCCCTCGGTAGGCGTCGGCGACATCTGATCCTCCTGATGCGCCTCGAGCGAGTTCAGCATCTCGCCCAGGCGCGCGGCCGCACCGATATGCAGCTCGCACACCGCCTTGCAGTCAGCGAACTTGCACCAGGCGCCCTTCTCGATGTGGGCGTCGGGCTTCTTCGCCTCCTCGACTGCGTCCTGCAGGTCGAGGATGAAGGCGTCGATGTCCTCGTGCGTCGTCTCCCAGGTCGACGGCTCCTGGTCGTTGACCTGGGGCTGGCTGATGCAGAGCATGACGCGCGTCGTGCCCTCGAAGAACGCAGGATACTTGGCGCGGATTGCCGCAAAGTAGAACATCAGCTGCTCGTTCTCCTCCGCTGAGACAGGTCCCCGCCCAAACTTCCAGTCCCAGATGCCGCCGATCTCACCGCAGCGGAAGGGCACGTCGCTGGTGCCGAAGGCGCCCTCGATGCCCGGGAACTCGCCGCTCTCCTCGACCATGTAGGTCGCGGCCTGCCCCTCCTGATCGTCCTCGATCTCGTTGAGGAAGGCGTCGAACATGTCGAGGGCGGGCTGGCCGAGATCTTCCCAGAGACCCGGCTCGACAGTGAGTTCCCAGGCCTCTTCGGTGACCTCGCCCGCCTCGTTCACCTTCGGCTCCTGCCGGTAGTGGAAGGGGAGCAGGTCAGAGGGCTCGTATCCCTTGTCGAGAACGAGCGCGATCACTTCGTGCAAGGCCGTCCCCTCCTGCGCGTAGCTCGAGCTGCCTCCCCGCGGCGCCTTCTGCTCGCGCAGGTAGGAGCCGGGGCAGTTGAGCCTCCGGCTAGCAGTGGAGCCCCCGACGAGGGAGCTGTGGGCTACGGGTGTCTCGCTCATGTCATCCTCCTAAGATCAGCAGGCCGACCAGGATCAGCACGAAGGCTGTCGCAAGCTTGGCGTTGAGGCGGTTATTCGCTCGGTTCATCTCTTCTCGCGTCGGGTATTTCATCACCGGCCCTCCACTAACACTAAACGCTCAGGTCTCAGGCCCACCCTTTCGAGCAAGCGGGCCAGTATGGATATAGCGTTGTCTTCGAGGTACTCGCTGACGCGGACACCTGGCGACCAACCAATGTCCTCTTGCAGTACGTCCCGCGTGAAGGTCTCAGTCCTACCTGCGGCGTGGCAAAAACGGTGACCCAGCGCGACGTATTTATCCCGCGGCAGGGTGTAGGGGTTACCGACCGCCTTCACCAGTGTCTCGGCGTGGAGGGCATATCCGGCGCTCTCGTAGGTCTCAAATACGATCTCCTCCCCTACCACCCAAGGTTTGCTTAAGGCGGAGAAGCGTTGACCGATGGATTTGGTGGTGATGCCGACCTTGAAAAGCTCTGTCCCATCCTCCGTATTATCCAGCCTCACATAGTAGAGCGCGGGCACTTCTTTATGGCGGGCGGCGTTAGGCCTGAAGCTGTCAGGGATGAACTCTTTTGCGCGGTAGTCCAGCGCATCGTAACCCACCCTGTCGGCCTCGAAGCAAGCCGCTACGCGCATCGTCGTCCAGAGCTGCCCCCAGTCTAACAACACTCGCTCCCTCTTCTTTGGTATAGCCATCGTCATCTCTCTCCCCATGCAGATGCTTAACGGACCGTAGCCGCGCCGCCGGCGCGCTTCATACGCATCGCGTATTCCTTATGCGCGGAGAGCTGCTGTTTGGCCAACGACCGCATCTC